AACGTTTAAAGCAAATGCTACGCTTCAATTGGAAAAACAGAATAAGGCTGCCGGAACTCGTGCCCGTAAGGATTCTTTGATATTGGAAAAACTGGCTAAAGAGTTCCGTAAAGCATCTTTGGAGGCAAGTAAAAAGTAGTTTTCTTTCTGAGTAAAGAATAAAGCTGGCACAATTTATGTTGGTTGCTTACTTTTTTATTTATGAAAGATAAAAAATAATTCAGAACTTCTTTTGCATATATTTAAAAGTGATAAGACTATATCTCTTATTAGATTTCGTTTTTATTTATATTTTGCAAAAGAAAAAAATAATAGAAAGCGTTAGCTTTTGTCATGCACCGAAATCTGGTAAATTTCATTTATCCGCAAGACAAACGGTTTTCGCCTATGCTTTGGCGTGGGCTTAACTTGTTTGCGGATAGGTTTTACCAGAGCCTCGGTGCGACAGTTATGTCCCACGTTTTCTTTTGATTATAAAAATGCTTGATGGGACTTCAGGCCAAGAATTAGAGTATTATGAAAAGTACATTATTAAATGAACTTATGAAGATTCCCAAAGATGCCACTTTGATAACAATACAAGGTGTGGAGATGCAAGTTATAGATAAAGATGAAGCTGTGCGTTTATTAGACTCCGATCCGAATGACAGCAATATTCATGAATGCACATTGAGTAACGGTCATTTCTTGTTTCAAACAGAAAATAGCACTCTCATTTCTTTGTATAAAGTGCTATAAGTATCAGAATAACACACAAATCCTATTCCTCTTCTATTCTTAAAAACTTCTGGACGGAGAAATGCCGGGATATTATGGGTCACTAATTGTATTATGACGATATTCTTTATGATGTTATATACGATTTATCTCATACAACTTTTTAATTAGATTAAAATGCCGAATCCACGAAAAAACTTTTCCCCGTCTATTAAAGAGGTTCTGACACTCTTCATTAGATATTGAGTACCTACAACAAAGACAATAATCACTTTCTAAAATCTTACCTTATAAACATTCTCAATAAACTCTATTCGATAGTTGGCGCTACTCTTTCGATACCAATAGTATCAAAGTATGAAGCTAACACTCAATCGCAAATTCAGAGGCTCGACCTATACAATAGGCGACTTGTCCATCAACGGTAAATTTTTCTGTAACACCATTGAAGATACCGTAAGAAAACTTCCGGCTGTTTGCCCTAATACTCCTAATGGCTGTTCTTGTACTTGTAAGGAAAAGATCTATGCCAGAACTGCCATTCCCGCAGGGACATATAAAATTACTCTTCAGTACAGTCCCAAGTATAAGAAAAAAATGCCGTATCTGCACGATGTGCCCCATTTCCTCGGTATCCTGATTCATTCCGGCAATACCGAAGTTGATTCTGCCGGCTGCATCATCGTGGGAAATAACGTGGTTAAAGGGAAAGTGTTGGAATCCCGTGCTACTTTCCAGAAATTATATTCCATACTTGAGTCCGCGGCCGATATAACCATTCAAATCGTATAAGGAATGGCGGTCAACAGGCTCAAACCACCTAAAAACCTACATGTCGAGTTCAAACCGTCACTACGACAATATGAACTGTGGAAGTTGTTGCAACCTAATAATTGTCCCCACTGCGGCGGAGAAATAGAGCAAATTCTTGTCGGTTACGACCCACAAAGGAATCCGCAGTATAAGCCGCAATGTAAACAATGCAGGTCGCAAAACCTTCCACAGTTGATATTGGGTGGTGGAGCAGCGGGTGGCGGAAAGTCTTTTATCGGTAGCGTATGGTTGGTATCCTCGTGTATCCGGTTTGAGAATATTCGTGCAGTCGTCGCTCGTAAAACGCTCAAATCATTGAAGGAATCGACCTGGAATACCATCAAGTCTATACTGAAAGATTGGAGGCTTAAAGAGGATATAAATTACAAGATAAACAATCTCGAAGGCACACTCACATTCTGGAATGATTCAGTTATTATCATGAAAGAAATGGCGGATATCCCCAGCGACCCAAATTTCGAACGTTTTGGTTCGTCCGAATATACCATTGCTATGGTAGACGAAGTTTCGGAGATTTCCGAACGGGCTGTCGAGGTGCTGTTTTCCCGTCTCCGTTGGAGAACCCACGAAACGTTTAAGACGCCACGAATGTTGCTCACGACCAATCCGACGATTAATTGGGTGCGTTCCCGTTTTGTACAGGACGAGAATGGTGAAAAAATTATGTGCCGTGAAGGTGAATCCTATATTCCGTTTTCCGTATTTGATAATCCGAACATAGCTTTTCGCCAGATTTACGAGGCTGCGTTGAACAAAATTCGGGATCAGGCCACCAAGGAGCGCCTGCTTTATGGCAACTGGGACTTTGTGGAGGCTAACGATATGGCCATTTATCGCTGTTTTGATGGTTCCAGGCATCTTGTTACCGGGCTGAAAGAAAAAGTATATGATCCTACAAAACCGCTTGTTACGGTTTGGGATTTCAATGTCGCCCCCCAAATGTCCGTGCTTTCCGCACAGATAGACTACGACAACAAGAAGGTATATATACTCGAGGAAATACTCGGTAAGCCGGAGGAAAAAGAGAATAATACGCCTGCATTGGCACGAAAAGTACGTTTGAAACTCTACCGTGACAAACATATCGGTGGAGTGGATGTAACGGGAGATCCATCCGGATTGCAGCGCTCTACCACCAATGAGGACGGAATTAACAACTACACCATAATTGCGGACACTTTTGGTAAAGGAGTTCTACGCCCTAAAGTGAAACTGTTACGAAAACAGCCTCCGCAGGCAACACGTTGTGAGTTTGTAAACGAGGTATTCAATGGTTACAATGGCTGGGAAATACAGATAGACATCAAATGCCGGAGGCTTACACAGGACTTGATTTACCAGCTCCGTAACGAGGACGGTTCAAAGAATAAACAGAAAACTACCGATCCGAAAACCGGTGTAAAGTGCGAGCGTTATGGCCATTTGTCCGACTGCCTTGACTATCTGCTATGTTATTATCTGCGCGACAGTTGGTATAAGTTTAAGAGTGGTGGGGATGGAAACGGATATGTAGTCTCTACTTCAGTAATTCAGGAAGGATTTTCATATTAACAACGAAATAAAAAATGTACAGACGGTTTCTTAATAATAACGATTATCTGAGTGTCATCACTCGGGAAGCCCTTACGCAACTTACACGAGGCAATGACGAGCGGTTTATTCAGGCTGAAGAATCAGCAGAGATAAGTATTGTGGAATATCTCTCGGAGAATTACGAAGTGGAGAAAGAACTTGCCAAAGGAAAGTATATCGTCGAATATGACCGGTGCATTACCTATCCTGTGGGGGTGTATATCTATTTTGAAGGACAAATTCATGAAGTGATACGCTCCATCAGCGGTTACCGTAAACCATCAACAGCCATTTATTGGGAAGAGTGTTCCGATGCCAATATCAGTGTGACACAGGTGGTAAATTACTCCCAGTTCGGTACTTACCATCCTGGTGATAAGATAAGTCATAATGGCGTTTTCTATACCTGTCTTTTGGAGAATGGTTACAAGTTCAACGACATACGCATCCCGTTAGTCAATGGCTGGAAGGAAGTAGAAACGCCATCATGGCAGCCCATGGAATATCCATTATGGAGCGTGGTCGAATATAGCGGAGAGTTTTACACGTTGACAACACTTGACTGCTTTGACAGCAACCTCGACCCAATGGTTTCCGACAATTGGGGTGCCGTCGCAGATTATGATCCGGCATACAACACATATGAACTTTCGGATCACGAGTACGTAGTCTACAAAGGACGGGTGTTCAGTCCAGAAACAGACGTAAACGCAGATATTCCACAAGTAGGACAACATCTTGTGTTACATGACCCACGTAATCTTAACCTCAAGAGGCACATGGTAAGACTGGCTGTTTATGAACTTACAAAACTCATAGCTCCCAATAATGTAAGTGTTGTACGGATACGGGATTATGAGGACAGCATGAAATGGCTTAACGATGCGGCCCGCTTGCGGCTCAACCCACAAATTCCCCGTAAGCTTGATGAAACCAAAAAGCCAGTTACCGATTGGCAACTGGCTACATTTCAGACTGACTATAATCCGCATCGCAATCCATGGTTTATATGAAATCTTTAACATTCATGCATCTTGCAGATTATGCTGTGGTTTGTGTGGAACCATAGTCCCGGATATTATTTATTTTCCTGCAAGGTACAGATACTGACCCTGTTCCAATCAGGTTCAGAGAACATATCCCCTATACCTTGTCCTTCCGCAGTAATGCGTGAGGTGGCTATCCGGTATTTCTTCGCAAGAATGGATTTGACTGACTCCGCACGGGCACGGGCTATTCTTTCGTTCACCTCGATACTTCCTTCCGGTGAAGAGTATCCTTTGATCACAACCTTGGATTCAGGATGCCTGTTCATATAGGAGGCGATCCGTTCCACATTGGGGAGTTGTGAGACGTCAACCTTGGAACTGCCCTGGCGGAAAGTTACAATAGACTCCAGTGTCTTGGCTTTTTCAATGACAGTTTCAATGACCGGTTTCTTGTTCTGACATTCAGCCAGCTGCTTCTGGAGCATGTCCGCACGGCCAACTGCTTCCTCTGTCTGTTTACGGCTGTCCGAAAGTTGGCCACGCAGACTGTTTACACTTGCATTCAGGTTGTCCACCTCTGTCTGATTATATTCCTTTACGAGGGTGGCATGGTGCCTGCCGGAACTTCCCTTTATATAATAAGTAATCCCTGCGAGCAGTTCAACACGTGCATTATTGGCATTGAAACGGCTCTTGTGCCTGTTAAAGTCACCTTCCATATCATATACCAATGATGGTTTCAGACTGATTGCCCACGCTTTTTCCTTCCCTATATTAAAGTTGAAGTCCATTCCCAGCCGTGTACCCCAGGAATTATCATCCCCCGTACCGTTGACGTAGCCATGAAGCCAGCCTACTCCAACTACGGCTTCCATTTCAAATGTCCGGGGTGTTCCAGGATAACCACCGAAAAGATTCATCATATTAAACTTGCTTAAAAGCTCAACATTCGAAGCGTCAAAAGCCGTTTTACTACTGCTTGTATTGATATACCCCATGACTGAAGTCCCCAGGCTCAGAACCGGTGTTATCCGTTTTGATAATTCAATGCCCACAGCAGGGCGGGAGTTCTTCCAAAAAGAGCTGTGTGTCATCGGAGTGATCACGCCACCATTAATTCCGACAGACCAGTTGTCCGTAAATTTAATACCTTTCAATAATGTCTGTCCATTTGCAGCCAGGGCAGATGCTCCAAGCATACATAAAATCAAGATGTTTTTTTTCATCAATTCCAGTTTTTAATTAAACATAGGGGAATTATCCCGTTTTATCAGTATATCTATTCGTTTTAAAAATAAAGACAAGATATCAATTATATCCATAGTCATTTCAAATGTCTGAATATAGTTCCTGTATTCTTTATGTATTTTACACAAAAAGGTAGCGGAACAGCATACAAGTTTCCTTATCTTCCAGAATTTTCCTCTCTTTTAAATTCTTGTACAACTGCTCAACAGATTTCATTCCCATACCGGGTATTCGGCACAGCGCATCAAATCCGTTATATTTTATAAAGCGTAAAAGATCCTCAAGCTGATAGATATTGTATTTTCTAAGCGCACGTAACACCCTGAAATTTATATCCAAATTTCCTAAAGGTGTAACCAACAGGTCTACACATTCCGACGGAATATCCTGTTCCCTTACGACTATCACTACATTCTTGAAATTCTGTCCGCCACACTCTTGGGAATGTGTCAGGAGTGCCGCATAATTCCGGCATCTGATATATACACGGTCCAACTCTTGTTTCCATTCAGAATAAGGTTTCCATTCCAAATGAACCTGCCTGCTCGCTTTTTTATACATATATGCCAGATTCCTGGGGGCAACACCTGTTTTCTTGGAAACTGTCTGTACATCTATCCCGGTAGAAAGAGAGTAAAAAACATCCCGCATCTGAGAATCCTTTATCACTTCTGCCATTTCCTTGACAACCTCTCTGTAGACTGGTATACAGATCTTCGGCAACTCCACACAGGAAAGCCCTGACTGCTCACAGACCAGACCGGTATTTAAATATTTCATAGTTTCTCCGTTAAAATGTAATTATAAAAATCCGTTCATTTCTTATTTTTTTCTCTCAATAGGGTGGGAGGCATCCCGTACATTCTGCGGCAATATGCCGTAAAATGGGAAGGTGAACTGAAACCTAACCTGTCGGATATTTCCTGAAAGGAAAACTCCGGATCACAAATCATTTCCAACATTTGTTCCGCCCTTTTCTTCTGCATCCATTTATAAGGACTTTCCCCGAAACAGGAGTGGAACTTCCGGCTGAAGGAGCGTTCGGAAACATAGTATAAATCAGCGAATTCCTTGACAGAGTTCACTTTCTTATAGTTTTCCATGACAAATTTCTCAAAACGTTGTCTGATGCCGGTCGATGCGGAAAAGAACGCTGTCAGTTCTTTCTTTGTGTAAAAGCCCTTCAACACCAAAAGCAGTTCCTGCTGCTTCAGCAAATGCATATGTTTACAAAGCAACCTTGCCTCCAGATACATTCCGACAGAATCCAGCACTTCAGCAAGAGGCTTCCTGACGGGAAGAATAAAATTATCAGCCGTTCGGTCCTCCCCTCTGGCAGACAACGAGCCCAAAAACAATTTGTCACATACACTCATGTTCCTGTCCCAAAATAAAAGCATACATTTCGAACCGGTTATAGACTTCATCCGGGTTCCTATGTTTTGTGGAATGAACACCATCTGGTTCTGTAAAATTCGTAAACCTTTATATTTACCCAGATCAAAAATCACATCACCTTCAATCATAAAAAGAGTACACGACGACTTGCTATTATCAATCCGGTATACCTCATCCTTCTCCAGTTGCTGACAAGTAAATCCTACATCCGAATTCATCTGGTAATTCAGACAGGATAAATGTTCATTCAGATATAGTAATTTCATATTTCTTATTTTTTATTACAACAAAAATCAAGACATAGCTGTTTTTGTGAAAACAGACAATTTCTCAACTAAAACAGACAAATTGAATACACAAAACATATACTGGTCAATCAATCGGTCTTTGATAGGTCATTGGGACATAAAGAGTTTTGGAGGTTATAAGACCATGCATTTTTATGACTGACTACCATCCGATGGTATACCGATTCCTAAAACAGTATTCATAAAATATGTCTCTGAGTTACCAAACGCTCGTGTAAAAGTGATATGAAACAAAGTTCTCACAATATTTATTTCGTGAATATATGACTATAAAAAGACACCA